TGACGATCCTGGCGGAAGACGACAAGACGGGAGACGTGACCGGCGTTGCGGACGTGGTCGAGCGGCTTCTCGCCGCGGGGCTTCTGCCCGGGACCGGGGCGGTCGGTCTCGACCCTTACGGGGTGAGCACGATCGTGGACGAGCTGGCGTTTCGCGGGTTGGCCGATGACCAGCTTGCCGCGATCCCGCAGGCGACGCGGCTTTCGGCGGCGATCTGGGGGATGGAGCGCAAGCTCAAGGATGGGACGCTCGTGCATGCCGGCCGTCCGTTGATGGCCTGGGTGCTGGGCAATGCAAAGACCGAACAGCGGGGCAGCGCGGTGATGATCACCAAGGAAACGGCCGGCAAGGCCAAGATCGACCCGCTTGTCGCGGCGTTCGACGCCTTCATGCTGATGGCGCGGAATCCGGAGCCGGCGGGCGGTTCCTATCTCGACACCGACGGGATGCTGGTGCTCTGATGGGCCTCCTGTCATTTCTGGGGCTGGAACGTCGCGCGGCACCACAGCCGCGCAGCTTTGACGAGATCGTCGCCCGCCTCGACGGGGCAGGCGGACTGCATGAACACCTGTCGGGCGTCTCGGTCACGCAGGCGATGCAAGTGGCAACCGTCATGGCCTGCGTCAGGGTCATCGCCAATGGCTGCGCCACGCCTGAGCTGAACGTCTATCGCGAGGAGGCTGACGGCGCCCGGCAGAAGGCCACGGATGTGCCGGAGTTCCGCGTGCTGAACCGTCGCCCGAACGAGTGGCAGACAAGCTTCGAGTTCCGGCGCACGATGACGATGCATGCGGCGCTGACGGGCAATGCGCTGGCCATCAAGGTGATGGTCGGCGGGCGCGTGCGCGAGCTGATCCCGGTCCGGCCGGGCTATTACGAGATCAAGGACTCGGGCCGCTGGCGCACCGAATATCGGGTGTGGGACGAATGGGGCTATATCGGCACGTTCGGACCGGCCGATGTGCTGCATCTGCCGAACTGGCAATGGGATCAGGCCAAGGCGCTGTCGGCGGTGAGCATGGCGCGGGCCGCGATCGGGCTGTCGGTGGCGGCCGAGGCCAACCAGGCGGCGCTGCATTCGAACGGGGGCCGTCCGGCCGGCATCCTGACGAGCGAGCAGAAGCTGAGCCCGGAGGCGCTCGACCGGCTCAAGGCGTCGTGGCGCGAGTTCACGCGGGCAAACCGCAACGGCACGGCAGTGCTGGACGGGGGCATGTCCTACCAGCCGCTGACGATGACCGGGGTGGATGCGCAGCACCTCGAGACGCGACGGTTTCAGGTGGAGGAAATCTGCCGGGCCTTTGACGTGTTCCCGATCATGATCGGGCACAATGACAAGAGCTCGACCTTTGCCTCGTCCGAGGCGTTCTTTGCGGCCCATCTCAAGCACACGCTGGCACCCTGGCACAGGCTCTGGGCTCAGCGGCTCGACGAGTATGTGCTGGACGGGGCCGGCCCGCTCTTTGCCGAGTTCGACACCCGCTATCTGTCCGCCGGTTCGATGGCCGACCGGGCGCAATGGGCGCGGACGATGGCGGAAATGGGCATCTACACGCGCAACGAGCTGCGCGACGAGGAGGGCAAGGACCCTCTGCCCGGGCTCAATGACCCGCTGACCCCGCTCAACATGAGCGGCACATCTTCGGAGGATGGTGACAATGACCCTCAAGCTTGAGCGGCGCGACACAGGCGTGCAGCGCAAGACCATGGACCTTGCCTTCGAGGTCCGCGCGTCGGGCGATGAAGGCCAGATCGAGGGCTATGGGTCGGTCTTCGGTGTCCGCGACAGCTATGACGACATCGTCGCGCCCGGCGCGTTTCGTGCCTCGCTGATGGCGCATCGCGCGGCGGGCACGATGCCGGCGATGCTTTGGCAGCACAATGCCGACGAGCCGATCGGGGTCTGGACCGAGATGGAGGAGGACGCAAAAGGCCTTCGCGTCAAGGGCCAGATCATCATGGAGACCGAACGGGGCCGCGGCGCGCATGCGCTGGCCGCGCGCGGCGGTCTGCGGGGATTGTCGATCGGCTTCATGTCGAAGGCATGGAGCTATGACGAGAAGACGGGGATCCGCACCGTCACCGAAGTCGACCTGTGGGAAGTGTCGCTTGTGACGTTTCCCGCGCAGGGCATGGCGCTGATCGACAGCGTCAAGGCGCGCCTCGATGGTCTGGCGCTGCCCAAGGATGCCGAGGGAATCCTGCGTGAGGCCGGGTTCTCGAAAGCCTACGCGACGGCATTCGTGTCGTGCGTCATGCGGCTGGGTGTGGAACGGCGCGAGGCCGAGATTGCTGATGCCGAATTGAACCGGGCAGCCTTGCGGCTGCTCAAGGCACTCACCGTCTGAGGGGAAAATCAGATGTGCAAGATGATGATGGCCGCACACTTTGCGGCGTTTACCGCCCGGCTGCAGGACGCCGGCGGCCTTTACGAGACCCGCGAAGCTCAGGACCTTTCGGCGACGATCACGCAGATCGCGACGGGGTTCGAGGAGTACAAGCGCGCCAATGACGAGCGGCTGGCCGATCTGGCCAAGCGCGGGGCGGCCGACCCGGTGACCGAGGAGAAGCTGCTCAAGATTGACGCGCATCTCGACGCCATGTCGGATCTGAAGAAGCGGCTCGAAGCCGCCGAGACCCGTGCCGCGCGCCCCGGCGCCGGTGGCGAGCGCGGCGAGCGTGTCGTGCCCGAGGCGGCCGAATACCGGTCTGCCTTTGTCGAGTGGCTGCGCAACCCGACCGATCTGGGCCGCCAGCAGCGCATGCAGACCAGCCGCGCCGCGCTGGAAGCCAAGGCGCGGAGCGGGGGCCTCGACCAGCGCGCCGCGCAGGTCGTGACCTCGACCGGTTCGGCGGGCGGTTTCGCGCTGCCCGAGGAGATCGAGTCCACGATCGCGCGGCTCATGGTCGACATCTCGCCGATCCGCGAGATTGCCACCGTGCGCACGGTCGGCAGCCCGGACTACAAGGAGCTGTTCGACATCAACGGCGCCGCGTTCGAGTGGGTCGGTGAAGCCGGGACCCGGTCGCAGACGAACACGCCCGATCTGTCGGAAGTCGTGCCGACGATCGGCATTGCCTCGGCCCGTCCGCGCGCTTCGGAGGAGTCGCTCGACGACCTGTTCTTCGACGTCGAGGGGTGGCTTGCCACGTCCGTCGCCGAAGCCCTGGCCGCGGGCGAGGGGGCAGCCTTCGTTTCGGGGAACGGCACGAACCGTCCGACCGGGTTCCTGTCCGGGCCGACGCCGGTTCTGACAGCGGATGCGACGCGCGCCTTCGGGACGTTGCAGTGCATCGTGTCGGGACAGGCGGCGGCGCTTCCGACCTCGGCGGACGTGTTCTACAACATGATCTATGCCCTTCGCGCCCGCTACCGCGCGAATTCCCGCTGGGTCACGTCGAAGGCCGTGCTGTCGTCGCTGCGGAAGTACAAGACCACGACCAATGAGTACCTCTGGCAGCCGTCGCTTGTCGAAGGGCAGCCCGAGCGTTTCATGGGTTACGCCATCACCGAGGCGGAAGACATGCCTGAGGTCGGCGCCGGCACGTTCCCGCTTGCCTTCGGTGATTTCCGCGAGGGGTACCTGATCGTCGATCGGGTCGGCCTGCGGATCACCCGCGACGAGATCACCCTGCCGGGCTTTGTCCAGTGGTATGTGCGGCGCCGCGTCGGCGGCCGTCTGCGCAACACGCAGGCGATCAAGCTGCTGCGCATCTCGGCCACCTGAGCCGAGGTTCAGAACCATCTCCGGGGCCCCGAGGGGCCCCGGATCACCTTGTGGAGGACACCATGCCAAAGCTTACTGCCGATCTGTTCGGCGCGCCCGAGGGCGAAGTCTATCCGCGCACGTTCGCCGCCGGCGAGGAGTGCCCCGCGTCGCTCGAGGAGGCGGCGCGCGCGCTCGGCATTCTCGCCGAGGACCGGGACGCAAAGGCGCGCAAGGGCGCGCCCGAGAACAAGGCCCGGCCATGACGCCGCTGGCCCCCGTTCTGGTGACGCCACCGGCCGCGATGCCTGTCGATCTGGCAGACGTCAAGACGCTGGCGCGTGTCGACGGAACGGACGAGGATGTCCTGATCCATGATCTTTGCCGGGCCGCTGTCGCCTATCTGGACGGATGGTCGGGCATCCTGGGCCGCTGTCTGGTGACGCAGGTGTGGGACCAGTCGTTTGACGGGTTTCCGGCGGGCGACCGGTTGCGCCTGCCGTTTCCGAACGTGACGGGCGCGACGATCACCTATCGCGACGGGGCCGACCAGGTGCAGACGCTCACCTCCGGCTGGTCTGTGGTGTCGGATGACGCGGGATCGGTCATCGTGCTGCAGGATGGCCTGTCCTGGCCGGCCACGGCC